AACTAGAAATTATATTGTAGTAATCAACACCTACATTTGAAACTTTATAAAGTCTACTATTCAACTGTGAGGCAGTTACGCCACCAACATCCAAAGCAGACTTAAAATAAACATAGGAGTTTTCTGTGTCAAATCCATTATCTCTATGAGAAACTTTAACTATAGAATTGTTGTTTTTAAATAGAGGTGATGTTGCAGTAGTGTTGGACTCTGCATTTGTTTCAAATGGATTTAATTCCAGCAGCTCATAACCAGGATCTTCAGTCGTTAGTAACAAACTTGCCTTTCTGGAGATATCAAATTCTGCTCTATGCAGTCTGAATTTAACATCTTCAAATAGATCTTCTGTCCAAGAATCAACATTTTGTGACTTAAAGAGAGATCCCAATGCTGGTTGAGTTGTTACGATTGCACTAGTTGCAACTTCAATCTCACCAAGTTTTGATGCCCAAATTTCATAATCAATCGAATCAGTTTCAATAGCAAGAGCATATTCTGTTGAATTCTGAAGATAAACTGGATAATCAAATTTGAAGTTGGTTGGAGTGATCGATGGAGTTTGACCATCAATGTCAGAAGCGATACCCATCACAACTGCTGGAGTATCAATTGTAATGTACGATTCAATTGAAGCTCCTGCATTTCCAGATCCAGTACCTCTTAAAACAATTGCTGGAGGTTCTGTATATCCAGATCCAGGTAACGAAATTTCAGCATCGTAAATCCTTCCATCAGAAACTCTAACAGTTGCTGTTGCGTTTCCTCCTCCTGGAAGTTGCGGACTCTCAATTGTAATTGTTGCTGACTGGTAATTACTTCCAGTGTTAGTGACTTTTAAATCAGTAACTCTTCCAGAATCTTTGCAAATCTTTAAATTTAATTGTGTATTATTTGCATTATTATATTGTGTAATTGAGGTGACAGACAGAGATTCGTCCTGTACAAATTTCTTGCCGTTGTTATTACTCAATACCAAAGTATACACTTGATCATTGGTTAGAGTTAGAACTCCTGTAGTACTTGGAATAATTTCGATATTATTTTTGTCAATCAGTCTTGAAATTGGTCCAGATGCATTTGACTTTCCTCCAGTAACAGTTTCACCAACCTGAAGTGTCAAAGTATCGCTTGCGACAACTTTTAAGAAAGTCTCTGGAGTAAGAATTTTTTGAGTTCCTGGAATAATATTTTTTCCAGGTTTTCCACTCACAACATCGGTAAGGTAAACACGAATTGGAATGTTTGTTGATTTCTTTTTGAAGAATAAATCAACACCAGTCACGAATACTCCACCCTCAAAGTTATCAACTTTGAATGTTTGAGCACATGGATTTGGTCTGACTGGATTTTCAGTATTGCTATCTACAATTTGTGTTCCTTCATTTGACTTGAAGAATGCTGGTTTGGTTGAAATGATTGATGCTGGATTTTCTGGAACTAATCCAGTTGCGTAGAATTTTACTTCAGCAAAAGATTCAACAGTTTCTTTATCAGCATCGGTTGAACTAGAAGTAAATCTAATAGTCTTTACTCCAGTAGTAAATCTCACTTCAGCAGCTTCTTCATCGTAAGAAACTGTGTTGATATCTCCAGTCCAAACAGAATTTTCTCTTGGTGGTTTTCCAGCTGGAATTAAAATTAATCCACTTGCATTTCCATTACTATCTGTAGTGATGGATCCGTTAAATGCAGATAAGGAGTTTGCCGCAATACCAGTATATTTCAAATCTGGATTTACCCATCTTGAAATATCTCTTCCCTCCATAAACACATAAACACGAGTGTTTGGTTTGAGACGATTGATAGTAAATCTTACTGGAATGCTTCTAGCAAAGAATGAAAGTGCAGTAGTTACGACATTTGTTCCAACACCCTTTGTTGATACTCCTTTAGCCAGTTCATTATTCTGAGGACTGATGTTTGAAGAGCTTCCTACAGATGCATTTGTCACCGTAGAATTTGAAATGCTGGAATTTACTTCTGCAAAAGATCCGATATTGTAGAAAGATTGATTTGCACCCATCCAATTAATTTGGTATGAATTATGAAGACTAGAGAAAGCATCTTGCAATTCATTCTTAGCTAAGAAGATTGAGTATAAATTTGTGTTATTATCCGTTACCAGAGGAGCAACATTTGTGTCATACCAATTGTCAACTGCTGGAGAAATAAATGAATCTCCAACATATTGAAGAACAACAAATGGATTTGGATTGATTGTTTTGGTTGCAAAATTATTTCCAAGCAGTTCAAGTTCTGTATATGGAAGAGTGATTACATCATTAGTTCTTCTGTAACCAGAAATTGATCTCTGATCATCTCTAGTATTAATTTCAATTAGATTAAATGAATCTTCTTTTGATTGTGGACGCAAAACAGACTGCTGTGTGTCAATGCTGCATTTGTAATCTAAAGATTGCAATGAACCAATTTTATGAGATTCAAAATTATCTACAATAAATCCACTCTTAAATCTATTCATTCCAACAGAATCTGTAATTTGCATGTTTAGAGCCTGTTGTTCTAAAATGCTGAGAGTGGTGTAATATTCAAGTCGCTCAATGCGCTTTTCAAGTTTTCCAATATCTCTCATTGTATATCTGCGGTTATCAACTGCAGTAATTCTCACATCCTTACTTGTTTGAGTAAAAGCTGGGATGTACATATAATAAAGTGGAATCGCATCACTTACTGGATCTGGTTTTGATGGATTCAGAGAAGAATTTCCTTCTTTAATTAAAAATTCTCCTTTTTTATTTAAGAACAAACCATCAATCCTATCAAGATATTGTGTTTGCGTAAAGGCAAAAGTATATTCAAGATTAGAATCTGGAGCAGGAGTACTAGATACAACTCCACCAGTACCATTAAATGATCTGCTATTTGGTGCAGATAGAATTGATTTGTTCTGGAATCCGCTAACAATTGCATTGTTATCAATTTTTGGTCTAAAATCCAACACATCTTTTAGCGAAATTTTACCAAGTGCTGGTGAATTATATGATGGGATCTCTTCTGAACCAACTCCAGCTTCATGCAGATATGAATCAACTGTACAAAAATCTCCAGATGTATGATCAAAATAATCAAATGCAATGACAAGTTGACCTGTTGGAGGATTGAATCCTGGTTTTAAGACAATTCTTGAGATGTCATAAACTGTATCTCTCTGACCATCATCAAATGTAAATCTATTTGTAATATCGATACCGTTTACAAGATTTCCATTTCTATCGACAGTTGGTGGTTCTGATGGAGATCCTTCATAAACATATCTCAATTTAAATGCGTCTGCATAACTATACACATTCAAAGATTCACTATCATAATCTCTTCCTCTAAATGGAATAACTCTATCTCCAGTAGATTCAATAATGATTCTCTTATTAATATTTGCAGTTTTTAATCTTGGTTTACCCTTAGATACTTCTAAAGTTGCTGTTACCTTTAAAGTTGGATATTGTCCACCAATTGGAATATCTCCAAAATAATTTGCTGGCAGATTTAACTTAACGCTACCAGAAGTCAATCCACTAGAAGCATCTGTCGATGCTTTAATCTCAACATTTGACTGCGTAACATAGACAACATCGCCAGTCTTGACAATATTGGATGGAGCATCACCTGGATCCAAAACAGTTACCAAGAAATTACTCTCGCTAAAAGAAACAAATCTCTGAGTTCCAAATGGTAGTTGAGCAGAGAAAGTGATCTTACCTTCTCCCCCTGCACCAGTAGAAACAAAATCTCTTCTAATATAATAAGTGATCTTGGAATCTTCGCTGCTAGCAACAATTGAACTAATTTGATTCGATCCTACTTTATAAAGCAAAGTTCCTTTATTGTAGTTATCAATCGATGGTCTAACACGAACGACGCTGACATTGGTCACATTCTCTGGGAGAGATCTATCAAAATAAATTCTGGATTTATAAACACCCTCTGGTTTTGTTGCTTGCTGTACAATCGCTCTAATCAACTCTGATGAGTCATCTGTAAACTGTACAAGATCTCCTTGCTGCAAGAATGTTGTAGCATCTCCACCAAATCCATTACACTCGATATATTTTCTTCCTTTAGAACCACTAAATGTAAACTCTGTGACAGAAACAATCTCTGCATATCTTTCTTTGTTGATCTCAATATCAGATGTAAAGGTGTTTGCATTTCCAGAACCAAATTCCGAATAAAATGACTTAACATTTTGTGGAGTATATGTGGTAACCGCATTTCTAACAAGAACTGGAGTGATGACAGATCCAACTGGAGTACCACCACCAGTTCCTTGAATTACCTCAACCAATGGTGGTTTTGAATATTCAGTAGACACAGAGCTTCTATCTAAAATTTCTGCCTTGTAAATTCCACCAGAACCATCAAAATTCAATTTTACTTTCGAATCATCTACAGTGACACCATCAATTCTCAAACTAGTTCCGTTTACATAATTCGCACCTCTAGTATTGACAATGAAATGAGAAATTGTGTTGTCTTTTGCAATCCTTAACGAATTGCCTTTTTCGTCAACAATAACTTCTCCACTTACAAAATTTCCAAAAAGTGACTTGATCATCAATGTTTTTAATGATGTAAATGCTCCTGTCAAAGATCCCTCTACAACGCCATATGCACCAGAAGTCAATCCATAAACATATTGACCAACTGTAAAACTACCAACAACTGTAATCGGTTCATCTAGTTGAATTTTTGTGAAGAAATATGGATTAAAGTATGAAAATCCAAATGTTGCATTATAGACAGAAGATCCATCAGAAAGTCTGCCTTTGGAAACAATAACATCAGTATCAGAGTTAAACCCAGATCCTTTTTCTAGAAGAGAAAAATTACTTGGTTTTGCAATTCCAATTACTGGTGTAAAAGTTTCATTATAATCTACAATAGTTCCGAATGGGATAGACGATGGATTTTGAGCATCATTTCTAGTGATATAGAGTAGTCTTCTCTTAGCTGCCTCTCTATCATCATATTCTAATAAAAATTGATCCAATAAATCTTTTCTTGCTGTAACTGTAATTTCCAAGAAGGTTACACTTGGATCTGCAGAAACTTCCAGTCTAGGAACTCTAGAAAAAGAAATAACATCAACACTATTGACAACTGATGGAGTATCGTCAGAATTTCTTGCCTGAACGAACCACAAAGTTCCAATTTCAGTTACAAAGTTGGATCCAGTCAAACCAGCAACTAGTGTTGCATAATTATTTTCAATTTGTAAGTAAATTGTTTTAATACCAGTGTTGATATCAAAAAACTCTCCCCTTCTATTGAGAGTTTGCTTTGATGCTGTAGAAGATTCTGTATTATTCAGTCCTACTGTTCCATCATTAAAATTGCCTAATAAAAATACATCTGGATACGCAGTAAGCTGAGATCCCTCTGTATTCAGTGGTAAAGTATTATATGTATTTGTAATTTTATATGTTGGAAGTCCCTGAGTCTTAATTCTAATGTCTTCTCTATTCAGGGTTTCTCTTGCCTTGTTAACCTCAAGATACTTTGTTTCTTTGTTAACAATCTCATATCCTCTAACATATGCTTTTCCAGGACCAATGCTGGCAATCAATTTTTCGGATGCGTCTTGTTCTGATAATCCATTGACTGTTCCATCTGGATTTTTTCCATAAATCCCTAGATTTCCATCTTTCTGATAATATTCTCTAACATCTAGGGAGAAATTATCAACAACATAGTCACCAGATTCATCATATGTTCTTCTTGCTAGTGTTTGTTCTAGTAAATTGTAATCTGTCTGAACAACCTGACTCTGAACGGATCCTCTTTTAATAGATAGAATTTTGATGAAATTTCTATCAGTTTTTTCATCTAAAGAATATTTTACAAGAGATAATTTAATACTTAGTCTATGTGCTCCTGGTGCAGAGTAGTTGGAAGATCCAATTGAATTATCATATAGACTTTCGTCTTGCTCTGGAGTTACAATCGATTCTTCGATTTTGAATCCTACCTGTGCGGATGGAGAATTATAATATTTGTCAACAATTAGTAATTGTGCATCATTTCTTACAAAATACCCATTTACAAAATAGATACCTTCTTCAACTTTTACAGCGGAGGCATAACCCATTGCTGGACTTTCTAATGAAGAAACTTCAGCAGTATCTGGATTTGTTATTTGAATGCTTGTAGGTAAAACACTGCCATCGGTTCCAACAACCAAGAGAGGTGTGTTGATACCATCAACTACTTCTAAGGTTTCTCCTTGTCTAAATGTTTCTTCATCACCAGAATCACCACTAGTTGTGTAGTTTACAAATAAAACATCAGCAGAAGTTTCGGTAGCTATTTCTGCTGATACAACAGTTGCGATTACCCCAGATGTTAAACCTCTAACCTTTCTATCCTTAAGTTGGGTAATGTCGTATTTTTTGTATACAATTTGACCATCTTGATTAACTGGAATTTCAGAAACCGAAGATAGTTTAATAAAAGGTAATTTATTGTTAAACGCTACTTCTCCAGGGATTACAAGTTCTCCCTGTTTAAATGCATACTTACCAAATTGCTCAATTTGATTCTGTAAAACAGACTGAAGCTGAGTTAACTCCCTCGCCTGAATTGAATATCCAGGACGAAAAAGCACCTTATAAAAATTTTTATCTGTATCAAAATCGTCGTAGTAAGGTGCTACATTTAGATTAGTTTTTTGAGGCATCTCAACCAGTCGCTATTAGGATAGTAATTAGAATTCGATTACTAGCTTGATGTCCTCAATTTGGTCAGCAGCTCTTGTAATCTGTCTTCTATTCTCTATGTATATGATTTCTCCAGAGTTTGGTTCGATTTCTGGATTAGCCAAACCACCAGTGAATGCAATATCAGAAATTGTTCCATTAGCCGATGTATTTACATTTCCAGAGGTTGTTGAGTTAGCACCAATGACAGCATTTGCCGCATTAGAAGCAAATCTTCTCAAAACTCCTTGATGTGAATGTAAATCTGGTGATTGATAGTACTTCAGAACTCCAGTTGAACTATCCCACGAAACGACTTTACCATAAGCAATTCCACCAGTTACTTGTTGGAAAATATCTTCGTCAACTTGGTAGTTTGAATTTGCGTTCGAAACAACCATGGAATAAGTACCACGGAGAGTAGATGAAACAGCATAATTAGTTGTTCCGTATGTATATGGATCTTGAACAATTCCAATACGACGGAAATCATTGTCAACTGGGAAATCACCAGAACCTTCGTCATAAGTTAGACGAACATTTGTCATGATTCTTTTTGCAAACAGTTCCATTTCTGGATCAAAACCATGACCACCAGTTGGCGAAATAACGAGTTCAATGAATGCTTTGCCAGTAAAAGCTGCCGCTGCTGCAGTTAGACCTGCATCGGTGAAAACCTCTCCAGTAACAAGTCTCAGATTGCCATATGTATAACCACTTCCTACTGATTGCATTTCTGCTGATGTAACAGCGCCAGAACCATCTGTAGTGAACTTTACAACTGCTCCGCTACCATCACCCTTAACAGCAGTGTAAAGCGTTGCAGATGCTGGTAGACCGCTTCCAGCGTTTCTTACCACAGCAACATGAACAGCACCATTAACTGCAAGTGCTCTTACCTGTGTTCTGCTCAACTCTGTAGATTCTACAATAGGAATAAAGTCGGTTGAAAGGAATGCTAGTACATCTCCAGTTGGAATTGTAAACATATGCTTCCAAATGTATTTTGCAGTTCCAGAAGGTTCTGTGAAAATACCGTTTGCAAAAGTTCCCTGTCCTGATGTTGGTTGGGAAGTTGGTTCGTATGTTGCGTTTTGTCCATTTGGATTTGCAGCATTCTCACCATTGTAAAGACACTTGAATACTTCGTATCTTGAGTTCATAACATAGAATTTTGCTTCTGCTAGACTTGTTTGCCCAGTAGCAGTTTGCTTTCCAATTGAACCACCACCACCTGCTGTCGGTGCATATGATGGTCTGTACATATCAAATTTCGGATTTAGAGATAGATTCCAGTTATATCGTGGAATCACCAGTCTTGCAAAAGGAGCAGTAATTCTCTTAGCAGCAATCAATTCATTATAAATCGAGAGTGTCTCTGCGTGGTTGTCTAGTGGTGCAGGAGGGGCTTCTTCTGTTGCATATCTATAAACTCCAGTCTTTGCACTAGCAGAGGAATCAGCACCAGTAATTGTAGTTCCAAATGGTGGAGTCGTAGATGAATTTGGAAGAATATTCTGAATCAATAAACTGTTTTCATTTACTTCAGCGATTGTTCCAGACCACCCGCCACCAGATACAGTTTCTCCTTGCTCAAATGTTCCAGTAACATTAAAGATTTCTACATATGCCGCCCATTGAGCAGATCTTCCAACGAAGAAATACATTCGTGTACGAGCAGTGTCAGCATCATTCGCGCCTTCACTTAATGATTCTAAAAATTGTTTCGCGTTAAAAATTCTAAATTTTTCCGAAATAATAGCTGCCATAGCACTGGTCTCTGTATAGTAAGACTGAATCCGAGTTATTTATATTTATTTATTGAAGCAATCTAATGTAATCTCCTACCACATGTGTTCCAATAGGAGTACCATTGGCACCGCGTGTGCAACCAAGAAGACGATCCGACAACTTACTTGTATAAGTAATCTGCTCTTTGTTGATTAATATTGTTCCAGATGTTGGGAATCGTGCGGTGTCACAATAAACAATCACATTTGTTGGACTGAAAGTAACATCATAATTCCCGATTCTATTGAATCTTCCAATACCATTTGGAACTGGTGTTGTTGGAATTAGTACAACTCCAGCTTGAGAACCATCATTGAATAAGTCAAACTGGCCAGCAGTTATTCTATTTTCATATGGAGAGTTTGCAAATCCAGTAAGATTGTTATTTGAATATCTACCACCGATAAAACTACCCTCGCCCCAATCAATCCAAATATCAGTTCCTGTCATATTTTGACGGAAAGTATTGATAATTGGCAACCCGCTACTATTTGCGATATAAAGGTAAATGACATTATTTAATACAACATAATATCCATCTGGTGTCGGATCTCCATATCCAGATGATGAAACATAAGAAGAATCAAGTAAGGTGGGAGTAAAGTCTCCTCTATCTGGAAGTGGCGAAGTTTGCAATCTTACTAGGTAATTATTGATGGATGAAGTTGCCAGATTAAACTTATCACCATCAACAAAAATTCCACCAGAAACAACAGCATTGTTTAACTGTTCAATTGTAAATCCATATCTTTCCAATTCTTCAATTGTAACACCAGAAACTGGAATTCCTGATGTTGATAAGATGTTTCCACAATCGGTAAAAGGTCTCCATTGTGGTGCTGCTGGTCCAGCAATACCAGAAGAATAATTTCGTCTATATGAGAATGGATTTGTTAAATCAATAAATCCAGTTTCTATAGCAAATGATCTTTCAACTTTAGTTGATAGTAATGGTTGAGATTCAACGGTTCTATCAAGTAAAAATGTTCTGTAAATTTTTGGAGAGTTTTCGTTTGGTCCGAACATGGATACGGAACCAGTTGAAGTTGGACCAAATTTAATGATTTCTTTCGAAATAACTAAATTCTCAAGATTTACTACTTTATTAAGTGTTGTGTAAATAGTTGGTTTATTTTCTGGAATTGTGATTGCAGCTGCAAACGCAGTTATAGACTCAATTCCTCTAGAAAATTCGAATACAATATTTGCAGATACTGGAGATTGTTTTTGAATCTTATTTGCAAATCTTATGTTAACAAGAGAATCAATTTTTCTATTATTACCTTTAATTAAATTATATCTTCTAGCGACAACAATTTTTGGCGCTTCTGTATAACCAGATCCTTTATTTGTAATTACAATATCAACAATTTGTTCCTTGGATACAATTACCTCAGCAGAAGCTCCACCTCCAGATTGATTGACTGGAATAAAATGCAAGACTGGGGGAGTTTCATAACCATATGCGGTTGTCTTTTGTAAAATGTTTTGCTGGTAGTAGAGATTTAAATCCTTTCTATTCCATTCAATATTAATTACTTCTCCTTCTGCATTGATTTCACATGTTGCACTTAGTCCAACTCCTTTTGTTGAACCATTATAATTTGTTGTGATAATTGAACCATAAAACTTAGAAGAAATATCTGCACCTGCATTATAATCTTTTGGATTTACATATTGAGGTAATTTTTTAATTTCTCTATAACTCTTTTCGCCATCAATTTTTACAGAATCTCCAGCATTCAACCTTGCTAATAGATTTCTTTGAACATAGAATGATTCATCTGATTTTATACTATCAAATAACCATGCAGAAGAATCTCTCTGCATTCTACGATTCCCAAATTCATCTAACGCATAAACTAATGTTGCAGATGTTCCTCCAAAAATTGTCTCATCACTGAAGTTGATATAATCAGTAGATCCATAAATTGGCTCGCTTCCATTGAAAATTGGATTATTTCCAGAAAGAACTAGTTCTACAGTATTGTTGTTAACTTTATATACCCTCTTAATTTTACCAATTAGATTTTTATTAGATCCATCTTTCTGGTATGCAAAAGTTTCATTATCATAATTTGTATTAAACCAAGTAAACAAATCAGTATAATCATTTGGAGATGTATCGGAAATTGTTAATGTTAGTCGGTTGAAGTAGGTTGTTGGTTCAAAATCGTGTAATGTGATACTTTGTTCTATATCTCGTCCATATAGAAGAATAATCTCTACATTATTTTCTTTATAGATGTCTCTTGAGAAATTAATTGCTGGACCATTAATAGTGTAAGAGTCTCCTTCTCTCTGAAGAATTCCATCTATGAATACAAGTGCATAATTGGAATCATCAATATTTCTAACCTCTTTTGTTGAAGTGTTTAGAATAATGAAAGGACCAGATGATCCATCTAAAATTCCTGATGTGTCTAATTCACATCGAATGTAATTTCCAACACCATGTAATGCGATATTTTCTACTGCAAGAGGTTCTTGAACAGTTTTAACATTTTCTTCTTGACCCCAAATTGGAGCTCCACTAAAAACTACTTTGTTTGGAGTTTGAGATTTATCAATAAAATATGCTTGTTCGTGTTGTAGAATTCCACTGATTGCAATGAATAAATTTTCGTTCTCTTCAGTGATCACTGGTGATCCATCGAGATAATATAGATCAAATTCTTTATTTTCATTATCAACATAATCTGGATTTGTTTTTTCTACTGCTCCAGGACCAGTAATTAAGATATTTCTTATTACTTCATTTAATGAATCTAAAGATGAAGCAACCTCTTCACACTCTCTGAATACGCCATTTAGTAGATTTTGATCTGGTAAAATATTTTTATTGACATACACTCTCAAAGATGTCCAATTTCCAGTTGAAGATTCATTCTCGGGAACAATATCTAATCTATCTGGACCTCCTTTTAAAATATCTTCAACAATTTGTGCATAGTTGGCAATAGCACTTTCTACTTCAACACAATAGGGAGATTGTGTATCAATACGAATATCTAAATTTGTATATGGAAATACAATTGTTGATCCAGAGATTTGATTCCTCATTGCAAGGATCATCAAATCTCTTGCAACATTGTATGCATAGATTGTCTCTAATAATTCGTTTCCGATATGATTGATTTTGTAATTATTAAAATATGCATTTGCAAATTCTACAATTTTTTGATTACCACCATATCTCAGAGAATAGACAACAGCATCTACTAGGATTCCAGTATCTCTAAAACAGAAATCCTCTGATCTTGTCCAGGATACAATCCCAGTATTAATTGGAATATTTGGTTGAGTATTTGAAGAAATGGCATCAATTAATATATCAAATAGAACAGTGATTGCAGAATTAACATTGGTGCAGTCAGGAACAAGAATAATATTTGGATCTTGATAAGAACCTCTATTATTAATTGCTTCAATGCAAAGCTCTCTTGCATATTCAAAAGCATAGACAGATTCTGTTACTTCTCCTTCCAAAGCATCATGATTTAAGAAATACTCCTTTGTATTAAAAATTGTGTTAGAATTTGATCCTCTACCCAAATCTTCAGCAATTCCAGAAAGAATAATTTTTAAATCTCTGGCGCAAGAATCTGTTGCATATTGAGGACCAAATGTACTACCCAATTCGGAAATAACTGCCAATACAATATTGTTAAGATTTTCATAAATTAATCTTCTACCATCCTTAAATCTAAATGCTTCCTCGGGAACACCTGGATATGTAAATTTTGGATATTCATCATAAATTCTATGTGATGCTTCTCTTTGAATATTTTCTTTGTTTCTTTCAATTAAAGTAGCAGCATCATAAAAAGTGCCAGTATTTAATCCACTCCAAATAAATGTAACCTGGGCATTTTCATTTGGAATATTATTTCCTGGAAGTGAGTTTTCACTTAAACGAAGTGTCCTGCTATCAATAATTTCTTGAATTACTGTAGTATCCGAAAAAGCTCTGCCAGCACTAATCTTCATTCCTATTGCAACATTATCAGTATTTGTAATTTCAATAATGTCTGTCCCCGAAGTCCAAGAAGCTTGACGCTCGACAACATCCCAGTTTCTCATTGCAATTTTGCACAATCTAGTTGCATACGAATAAGCATCAATTGATGCTTGAATCTCTCCATCAATATAAGATAAAGTACCTCCTACAAAATATGATTCAATAGCATCAATTGTCTTTAAATTTCCACCAAATCTCAAATCATGCTCTAGTGCTTCAATAACTAGTCCAATATCACGATAGCATTTTGTACTTAAAGTTCCCCAAGAAAGTGTTGGATATTTTTCTCTAATATAACCAAGAGTCTCGGATTGAATGAACGCTTTGTTCATTGCTAATTGATTTGCTGCATCAATCCAAGTACCAGATCTTTGATAAATGTTTCTAATTTTTTTCAAATATCTTTCATTAAGATCTGCTCTCTTGAACTCAAATAGTCTTCCATAGAATATTACTCCAGGTACTTCTTGACCATCTTCTGTGCTTGGACCAAGTGGAGGAGAAGCAAATGTTATAATACTTCCATTAACTTGATATGCAGATCCAGGTTCCTGTAAAATGCCATCTAATGTTATTGTTAATGCCTGTTCATTATATGGAGAAACGACCGCGCCATCATCATCAATCAATACAAATGATTGTGTTCCTTCAAGATTTCCTTTATCTGTAAATGCTCCATCAAATGCAGCATTCAGATAAACACGCTTTGCTCGGATTTCTGTTGTGCTAAAAGTATCTAATGCGATAGATCCAGAACCTTTTTCAACTTTAAGTTGTTCCGTTTTAATTATCGATGTTATAATATTTTTTCTGGTGCTAACCACACTAATTTTATTTTTTAAAGGATCCCATAACTGAATAACGCTAGTAGCAACAGTCTTAGAATTATTTGACATGCTGATGTCAGCATCAGATTCAATCAAAACTTCTCCAAATAATTGGAATCCAGCTGGATGTGTAGTTTGCTTGATTAAATCTCTCCAAACATTAATTGGAGTTCTTGATTTTACTACATACGAGTAATCTTGATAATAATAAGTATCAGTAATTTTTTGATTTGAAGAACTTGCAATTCCCTGATCATCTTCGAATGATCCAATATTATCAAAATATGTTTTAATTGTTGGTTCAAACTCAGCGTATCTAATTCTATCAAGATTTGCAGTAGTTCTTCTTGCTAAACCAATAATCTCTTTGTCTTCCCTAAAAAGACCAGTGACATCCTTAACAATTAAAATATTCGAACCATTTCTCCAAGAAGAAACTTTAGCTCTGGCAGTTTCAACACCATCTGTAATCTGAACTACAGATTCTCCCAAAGCAAATCCATTTGAACTAAAGTTAGAAACGGTAAAAACATAATTTGATCTTAATGAAGATCTTAGTGTAGAATCGGTATGATATGACCCACCGTTTGAGATGATTCTTATATTTCTTGGCAATCCAATATCTTCACTTTCCAAATAGATTTTTACATCAGTCTCCACAATTCTAACTTCTGGGATGGAATTATATCCAGATCCAGGATGTTTAATTAAAACGCCAGTAATTATACCATTATCCACCACAACATCAAGAACTGCATTTCCATCAACTACGGCCCTTGGATTTGAATAATTACTTCCTCCAGAAATTACTCGTACACCAGAAATAGAACCATTTGAGATATCTACAATTGCAGAAGCTCTATATGATTCTGTAGGCAATGCTCCAATCACAATTGGAATTTTTTTATACTCAGAACCAATATTGGTAACCTCAATCGTATCTATCTCACCAATTGAAAATCTAGATTTTGATGTATATGAAATACTACCACTACCATCATGAGGAGCAAATACTTTTGTATCATACACAATACTTGTATCGGTTACATATAAAGAATCTTTCTCGCCCTGCAAAGGATCTGAAATTACTTTGAAATAGCCAGATTCGGAAGAAGTAATTCTATTGCGATCATAATAGAAATACTTAGAATATCTACTTTGAATCTTATTTGAATATAGATTTGTTGATACTCTTGAACCAAAACCAATCTTTAAATCTACAATTGATCCTAAGTCGATCTTTTCTGGGGTCTCAATATTATAACTAATGCTTGGAGAAATATCAAAACTTCTTCCATTCATAGAAGAATGGGAGACATTAAATCTATATTTGTAAAATTCTTTAATTTCAATTTCAGGATTTCTGATGAAGTTGGTATTGTCTTTTGAAAAAATAAAGACCTCAATAGGATCTTCAATTTGTACAACTCTGACTAAACGAGTGTCAGCACTTACATCAAAAAATACCGTACTCAAAGATACAGCATTGATAGTATCCAGTGTTTGACCATATTCAAATACAACCTCAGCTTCTTGTGTAATTGGATTGTATTGTTCGATTTTTGGATCTTGTACTGATTGACCAAGTGGTAATCCCTTTGGCAGATCAAAACCAGGATCAAAAAGCTCTACAGATGCACCATCAAAATGATCGATAGCAATTGTTGATTTTTGTCCACGCAATACTGTAAAGGTATCACCAGTTCTATTGACAATCTTTACAATTTCATTTCCAATTTTGATAAAATCATCATCTGTAAATCCAATGCCACTGGAAACTTTAATCTTATTTTCTTGAAGAGCGAGTCCAACATGATCTACAGATAATTTTAATGACGGAGTAGAAGAATTTGTTTTCAATAAAGCAGAATTTCCTACAGTAAGAATATCATACTTGCTATAATTTTCTCCCTTATCAACAATAGTAAATTGAGTTACTTTTCCTTGAAAAGAAACTGTAATATTTGCTTTTGCTCCAGATCCAGATCCACCAACTAAAGCAATATTTTGATAAGTTCCAGGAGTGTAATTTTCTCCAGAATTTAGAAGAGATAGTCTTCCAATACCACTGTCATTAATTGTAGTTGATGCACCTGGAGATTCAAATTTAATTTTTTGGAATATTCTACTTCTTACATAATAATTTGTGGTTGTTTGAGCATCATTGGGATTAATGTCTACAGTGATTTTATCACCAATGCCAACACCATGGGCATCTGCTGTTTTTAAAATTGCTACATTATCTGTAATTTCAAAAATTCTTAAGTTGCTACTTAGAGAATTAACATCTAACAACTCAGAACCAGGAGTATCAAATAGATTGGAGCTCTTAATATAGTAACCATCAGTTGGAACAAACTGACCAGAGTTAACTTTAACCTTAACAGTGTTTTTACCGACAGTGGATTCTAAAACTTCTCCTTGTGCAATAATCGAGACTTTTCCATCTGTTAGTTGCAATACTGCACCAACTGTATAGGATGAATTTTTGTCTAGAATTAAATTGACAACAGAAGTGCTCGAACTGAGAGTATCTCCATTAGAAAAATCTCCAGATACATTTCTAAGAGCAAATTTTGTTCCAGAAAACACATCCCCAACAATTTCACCAGTAGCTCCAGTGACATTTTGTGTGATTATGTCCCCATCAAAAAGATACGCGGTTGTTGAAAGATCAATCAATAAACATTTGGTTGATTGTGATTCAATTGATAGAACTGTTTTTCCTTTTACCGATGAAACTTCTGCAGATGCATCATAACCACCAGTTGATTCATTATCAATTTCTAATTTACAACCAACCGAAAAGTTTGGTTGACTAGAAACGGATATGCCAGATGTAACAGTTCCTCTTTCTACTTCATCAATTAAAAGTTTGGTTAAGTCACCATTCTTTTCAATGTCTGCAGTTCTGAGTCTGATTACATTTTTTGGAATATCTGATTGAGAAATATTTTGATTGTAGTTTGAATCTCTAGGAATCGAATAGTAGTTATCTCCAATAATATATGGAAATACTGGATCATTGGAAGAATCTACAGTGATAAAATATGCATATGTTCCATTTGGAAAATCTGGTGTTACGCAAAATCTACCATTGTTTTGATCTAAAGAACCAAGCTTATGAATGTAAGTATAGTCTTCAAAGAAAGTTCCTAGTGGATACTGAGATACTGATGGTCCATTTTGTCTAGAAATATTCTTACTATAACTAGAAGTCATTCTAGTAATCTGACTACTAGAGTTTAATGGATTTGAATATCCATAGGGACCATAAATTGGATTTCCATCATAAGCAAAACCCAAAATAGGAGAATGTCCAACACCAGTATCATTTGTTCTCAAATAATTTGGAGAAGCATAATAAGCATAACCATAGTCTAGAGACTGATCTTTGTTAGGAATGTAATAACCATTATTTGAATCTAGTTTAGACTGATACTTGTAATACCTGTTTTTTGTCCAACTCTTTACAGAAGCATTTGCTCTTGCACCACTTCCTACTGGAATTACATCAATACGAATATTTTCAGCAGTGTAACCACTTCCAGTTCTTCTTTGAATAAACCCAGTAATTTGTCCAGCTGGAGAAACAATAGAAGTGTAATCTGCAAATCTTCCCTTGCCAGCAAGGTCTGTAATTCTGATTATGGGTGGAGAAGAATAAAATTGACCTGGATTTGTGACAACTAAACTTGTAATTTCTCCATTTGTAATAACAGGTGCAACGATACCATTTCTGCCAGAAACAATCTCTACATTTGGTGTAGAATTGTAATTTCCAGGGACATCAACAATAATAGATTCTACAACTTGCCCCGCCATTTTTGCACGAGCAAGATTCGGAACTCCATTAATTAAAACAAATGGAGGCTTGGCATATCCACTTCCTCTATCAAACACAGAGATTTTTTGAATTGGACCAGAAAAAATTTGTTCTTCGTCTTTAGCACCCATTGCAACGATGCCATTTACAAAAATGCCAACATCTCCCTGGTTTGTTTTGTAGATTTCTGTAGTTGGTTCAGAATTTTTTGGAATAATTCTTAATTGTCTTTGATCTCTTACAGGAACATCTAAATTAAAAAAATGTGAAGGAAATCCAGATGATGCAATATAGTAATCAGTTTCATCTTGAAATACACCAGAAACATCTGCATTTACATCTGGTAGTCCTGCAACTTTTGATGTAGAAAGTTTCCACCTTAGATTATTTTGGGAATCAAAGATTTTTTGATCGATTGTAACAAAACCAGGAGATGAAACTTCAATTTGCTCACCAGCAGAAAGATATGGAACTTTAATCTTTGGTACTGCTGTGTACAATACTCCAAGAATTAAAATGGGATTATCTTCTATAAAAACATTTGCAGAATCATATACAAATGTATTTGCAGAATAAGAAGCAGATCCAGATCTTGTTTTGATATAAAACTGATTTACATTCTTCTTTTCAAATGTAAAGGTTTCATTTTCAATGCGAAACTTACCAGATTCTCCCCAACCAAGCGTAGAGAAGACATCTACTACAGAAGAGTTTGCAGAAACAGCAGATGTTAAAAATGTCTTTGATGAAGTTAAGAAAGATCCATTAACAGTTTCTTCAGCAAGAATCAGTTCATATAAATCGATACCATCGTATGTTCCATTGAATAGAACATTGTCAACTGTTGCTGAAGCATAATTGCCTTCCAAATCTTGGATGATTTGTTTACCAATTAAATCATCTGGATTTGCTGAAAAGATATTAGCTTTAATAGAATAATTTCTTCTCCAAGTGGATTCTGATGCTTTTAGCGTATTATCTCTTGGATAATATACTACTGGTTCTGGATCACTTTGAATTAAACACTTAAATAAGAATTTGACAGAATTACTAGTGCCTTTTGATTGATAGAAATCTGCAATATTCTTGATTAGAGTTCTTTGATCAACTTCTTGATTCAGATATGAAATTGGGAAGTCTGGAAGATATTGAGATTCAAAACTCTTTACAAGAGCAAAAAGAAAAAGATTACTAATGTTATAAACAGATGATCCGTTTACATGGTCATCTGATTGAGTGGTTACAAAGATTGACTTCGTATACAAATCTCCAAGTGTCGTGTTTCCACTTACGCCACGACTTACTTCGAGAAATTGCGTTTCTGTTTTTGATTTGTAAAAACAAATTTCATCATCAATTTTCAAATATCCACTATCAGGAAATGAACTTGTAGTTTCTACATTAATAACAGTATCAGTATCCTGTAGAAACTGAGTTAGCTTGGTAAATTTATTGAGAATATCTTTCTCGTAAAAATCAATATTTCTATAAGTTTCAAGATTTGTAATGATATCAAGAGGTTGACCCCTTAATTCTTGCTGCTCATAGTATTTTTGTACGAACTTTGTAAAAAGCTCATACTCGTCTGTGATAAATGATGCAAGTTGATTCTCAATTAAAAGAGAAATCTGGTTAGCAGTCTTAGGCATCTACTACTCTTTATATCCGATAAATTTACTCTTTGCAATGTCAACATCTAGATAAACTTCTCTTTTCACAGAAATATCATATGATGCTGGTTTTGTTCTCAGTTCGATGCGATTATCAGAAAAACTACCTTGAATGATAGTTAAATCATAAAGTTTAACTTCGCCTTTTAAGTAATCAACATCACCAACTGCATTGTTTAAAACAATTTTTTCGCCAGTAACTGAATCTAGTCTATATAGGACAATTTTACCACTTCTATCTTCCAAATAGACAGTGTATTCTGGATATTCTAGGACAACAAATCCAGAAGATGAAACAACTGATTCTTCGCAATCTTCTTTAAATGCATTCTGATAACAAATCTCATAATATGACGAAGAATTTAATTGAGCATAAAAATCTTTCCTCATTGTTACTGATGTCAAATTAGATTTGATTGCTTGATCAGACTCATCGATCACAGCAACAAATTTAGAATAACGAAACTTCCCATTGAATTTTTCTGTAGCAGAAGTCTTGAGATATTCTAATAAAGAGTTCGTAACTTTAGAAACCATTTGCTGAGGAAGCAATTCAGTCTTTGTTCCATCAAAATAGATGTCTGATGTCAATTCAACATACAGAATTGATGGATCTACAAGAACAGGACGAACAGATCCAACTGAATACTTCTTAAGCGCCTTTACAATCTCATTCTTTGTGTATGCTGATAAGAACGACGCATCCGATGGTTTGATTGCTAGAAAAACTTTTCCATATTGCGGTGGTTCTTGATCTTCGCCACCAAAAACAATAATGTCACTCGTAGCTGGATAGATGTTTCTAGCAATAACTTCATAGTCACTTTTGGTAACTGCTCTATTCTGAGAAGAAAAAAACTTTGGGGCAAGATATTTAATTTTGTCAATACCTTCAATATCCTCGCCCCCAGATGCCTTGCTAATCGTTGTGATGTTATTCACTACGAATGGTACATCAACAGTGCCTCCATCGTCTTCCAGGACACCGCTGAAGAGGAATGTGCGTGCTCCATTCACTTCCTTACCATTGGTTTTGATGTATGATATTTCAACAACTTCATTATTCTGTAACTTTCTGCCTAAGATGCCATCACCAAATATAATTTCATAACGAGAATCTTCAATTTCATTAATAAAATACACAGGACTGTTTGATTCAACAGTTGGGTCTAGAATATTATCAGCTCTTAAATATTCTTCAAATGCACTTGACTGTGCTGATTGAAAAACTTTAACAAGCAAGGTGTTCACATCTGCACTTGGATTGTCAATAAAAAATCTTTGATTCTTTAAACTTGTCTCTACTAAAGTTCTAGTAGTGATCATCGTTCCTTCAACAAGTTCAATATTTTCGAAAGTTGCAACATTATTTGCAACTTCTGCCCTATAATCGTTTAGTACAACAAATTGATAGGTAGAATCATCATAATTTGTAATAAATCCGCTTCCTTTCTTTAGAACAACATATGGAGGAGGATTGTTTGAAAATACTACATTAAAGTTAACAGTTGCTCTTGATGCAGTAATTGACTTTGGTGTGTAACCTAATTGCTTTGCAAGAGAAACAACATTATCTCTTAAGGTGGCAGAATCAAGAAATAACTCATTTACCACCATATTTGCATTGAAGGCGGTGTAATAAGTATTGTATGCCAATACATCCAATAACTGACTTAAAGTTGATCCTTCAAAATCATAGTCAGTAAAATCTGTCTCTGATCTCAGATATTCCTTCAGAGCAACTTTAATATCATTAAAGTCTAAATTGTTGAGCTGTGTGTATGGCATTATCGTGTGCGAGTCAGGAAGAATTCTACTTGAATTGGTGCAAATTCTGTACCAATAATATTAAATGTGAGTTCAATATCAAATCCATCTTCATCTTGATTTGGAAATGCATTTAACGATTCAATACGAATGCGTGGTTCATATCTTTGTAAAACATCACGAATTGCAGATTGAATCAATGCAGCAGTTCCATAATCTAAAGGTTCAAACAAAAAACGGCGAAGACCACCACCCAATTCGGGTTGAAATAGTCTTTCGCCTCTTTCTGTTAATAACAAACTTACAATTGCTTGTTTAATTGCAGCTTCATCCTTCGTAACCATCAAATCGTCAGTTACGGGGTGCTTCTTAAATCCAAGATTAAGATCTTTGAAATTTTGAGTTAGCGTCTTCGCCACAAACCAAACAGTAATTTACTACTTATTTAGTGAGCTTCAAGTATGCCATCTCTCTACAAAATCATCGAATCCACCAGCACCACCACAAGGACGACTCATGCGATCGTCGGGAATATCATATAGTTCTTCTTTTCTTTTGTTAATATTGCGCTTAGCAACAATATCTAGATACTTGTCGCTATCGGTTTCAGTAATTAGAGTTTTTCCTTCGTCTATAAAATTTTCACTTTTATCAACTGGAAATAGTCCCATAAATGCCTCGTAGAAAGTTTTGCTAGAACTTTTAACGGGGTTGCTATCCCTACTCGTATTTATCTCTCGGAGTTTTCGGAGATAAGGTCCTCAACCCTTCCCCTGACCACGATAACGCTTCTTGCGACCATTCCGCGAAGATGCTCCCAAATGCGTATTTTGTGAGCGCCCTTGGCGAGTTTTTTTGGGTGTGCCTTCGACATACCCAGTAGTCTTTGAAGATGCTTTGATCGCCATAATTTATACCTCGGATTAACCTATGATAATTGTAGGATATTTGTATGGACCTGTCAAGGGTCTTGGTGTAGTCGCTCCCGTAATTAACGAAGCTTGATCACCACTAACTGCGAAAAGATTTCCATTAATGAACACTGTCGTGTTAACAGTCGGATTGATTCTTCGATTGCCTGGTTGACATGGTGCTGGAATGAGAGGATTAATCTTTACACCATCGACAGATTCTGGAATATCGGTTGACTGATAATACTCAACTTCTTCCCCCTCAAAAAGTACATTAGAGGATATCGTAGGTTCCCCTCCAAGTGCTTTTGCAAGATATAAACAGTTTCCATCTGTACTTGAAGTATCTACTGTCTCTGTACCAACAACATTTGGCATATTACCTCATGTACTTTCCAATAATATGTATTTTATCGAAAATTAAATCTAAAGCTTCATTCAACTTCATGTAATTCTGGGAGCGGGGGGGTTTGTACATCAATTGGGGGTGTTCTAATGATGAGATCCTCTCCTCCATCTTGTTCAACCTCTCGGACAACTGCTGGAGTTGCTCGTTGAACTTGTTCATTTGTAACTGGAATTCTTGAGTCATCGTCTAATCCTGAAAATCGTTTTGCTGCAGCATCCTCAAAGTCATTACAAAAGTCATCAAAGTTACTTAGAATTTTTTCGTAAAAATTTGAATCGTATCGTGTTGTCATAGTCCCATCATTTTACCAAACGCAGATGTCTTGCCGCGACCAGGAAGATCATTGAGAGGATCATTCTGTGGGTCATTCTTGAACCTTAAATCCATCTCAAGCTCTGTGAATTTTTTTTCAATGGCATCCATGCGGCGATTCAATGCCAATAACTGTAAAAGAACTTCATTCGAGTTTTCCATGATATTTTTCTGGGGGAAATTTTTTATTTTTCAATGATTTGGAAATTGGATTTTCCAAATATATTTATCGGTCGTCTGGATACTTTTGTAGGTTAGGAAGGACCCAAACTTTTCGCTTGGCGCCCTTAAATATAAAAAAAGGGGGCAAAATCACTGCCCCACTGTCACTAACTGCTTGGCGATGTTGTGCCCTACGAATGACTTAACTTGATAGGGGATTGTGATTTGTTTGTTGGCATCTTCGTGGCGATAGATGTAATGTTTGCCACCGTTCCTATGTAATGTCCAACCATGCACCTTTGCCAATTTCTGTAGTTGTTTGGTTGTCATGGGTGAGTGTAGAGAAATGGGGGTGTGGTAGGATGGGGGGTCACCCGAAGGTGGGGAGTTTGGCGATCGCTTCCTCTCCCCAACGGTCAGCGTGGCATCCTGCCCACCACCAACCCTCAGCGGGGTTGATCTGTCCAGCGTAGCGGGTCTGGGGTGCGGTCTCTGTCTTGCGAGCGACCCACATGGTCTCGCGGGTCTGGAGGTCGCTGCACTGAGAGAAGATTGCCATGGGTTGGGTTCGTTTGATCTGTGGTTAGTCTAGACGGTCAGCGGGCGATCAGGTCGCCTACAGTGTACAGTGCCTGAGCTGTCACACCCCGAACGGGTTGCAGGGGTTGCCACAGTAGGATGACCGCTGCAGCGATGGCGATGGTACGCATGTTCTTCTTCATCAGTGGCGGTCGCTGATGTTCCAACCCCAGGTGCAGGGTTCAGGTGCCTGATAGGTTCCGTTGGCAACGGCATCGCGGATCGCTTGGCGCTCTGCTGCCTCTGCTGCCATCTTGGCGGTGTAGTCTGCCATCACCATGGCGATCAGTTCTTCGTGGGTCATCTTGGTTTTGTTCATGCTGTTAGTCTACAGGGTCAGGCGGCAGGATCGGGGGGCAGTTGTGCCACCCCTTCGATCGTCACAGCTCTGCC